CGAGCGGCTGGAGCTGGCCTATACCGGCTTGCGGGCCGCCTGTGGCGGTGGGGTGTCTGGTAGCGGCAGGGACCGGGAGGATGTCATGCTGTCCAACATCGTCCGCCGGCAGGAGCTGGAGCAGCGGCTGAAGGAGGCCCGGCTGTGGGTGGTGCAGGTCGATAAAGCCCTGGCGGTGTTGACCGAGGAGGAGAGGCTGGTGTTGGGCCGGTTCTATATCCATCGGGCTCCCGGGTGTGCCGGAGAGCTGTGCCAGCGGCTATGTGTGGAAAAATCTACGCTTTACCGCAAGCGAGACAGCGCCCTGCGCCGGTTCACAATTGCGCTTTACGGTGCCACAGAGACTGCGTGAAAAGTTGGGAAAAAAACGGGACGATTTTTCAGAAGACCTGTGGTATACTGATATCATCGCGATAGCAGACAGGAGCGACCTCCATGCGGGGGCCGCTCTTCCCTTACCCATTTTTGTACGGGAGGCGGTGATGGGTGGCAAAGCTGACAGAGAAACAGAAGCGCTTCGTGCTGGAGTATTTAGTGGACCTCAACGCCACCGCTGCGGCAAAGCGGGCCGGGTACAAAGACCCCAATATCGGACGGCAGCTGATAACGAAAAATAACGTTTCTGCCGCCGTACAGAAAGCCATGGCAGAACGCCAGAAGCGGACCGAGATCACACAAGACATGGTGGTGCGGGAGTTGGCAAAGGTCGCCTTTGCCAACGGCACCTTCTACGCACGGGTGACCGGTGGCGGGGCCCAAGTGGAGCTGACAGACACAGAGGCGCTGACGGAGGACCAGCGGGCTGCGGTCTCCGGTATCAAGGAAGGCCGGTTCGGCATCGAGGTCAGCACCTACGACAAGGTCCGCGCTCTGGAGCTGCTGGGACGGCATCTGGGGGTCTTCGAGCGGCAGGAACGGCAGCTGGAGGGTGCGTTGGATGAACTGATCCGGGGGCTGAAGGAATGAGCATATATACGCCTAAGCAGCAGGAGCTGATGGGGCTGTGGCAGCGGGACGCTCTGCGGCGCATCAATCTTCTGGAGGGCTCTGTCTCTTCGGGAAAGACTTGGATCTCCCTGGTGCTGTGGGCCTTTTGGGTGGCGACCATGCCTCGGGACAAGCTCTACCTGATGTCCGCTAAGTCCCTGACCACGTTGAAACGGAACTGCCTGCTCCTATTGCAGGAGCTGGTGGGAGCCAAGCGTTTCAGCTTCTCCCTTCCGGCAAAGGAGGGCTTGCTATTTGGGCGCCGGGTCCTCTTGGAGGGGGCCAGTGACGCCCGGGCCGAGAGCAAGATCCGCGGCATGACGATACAGGGGGCCTACTGTGATGAGCTGACCCAGTTCCCGGAGGACTTCTTCGCCATGCTGCTCAGCCGCCTGCGTCTGCCAGGAGCAAAGCTGATCGCTACCACGAACCCGGACAATCCCCACCACTGGCTGATGGAGAAGTATATCCGCCGTGGTGATGAGATCGACTTCCTGGACGTGAAATTCACCATCGATGATAACACTACGCTCCCTGCCGACTATGTGGAGAACATCAAGCGGGAGTATACCGGTGTGTTCTATGACCGGTTCATCCTGGGCCGGTGGGTGGCAGCGAGCGGAGCGGTCTATCCGATGTTCGACCGGGAGCGCCATCTCCTCCAGGGCACGCTGCCAGAGACGGAAGGGGACCACTATGTATCCTCCGATTTTGGCATCCAGAATGCCACTGTGTTCCTCCTCTGGCGAAAGGAGCGGGGGACCAAGCGTTGGATCTGCCTGCGGGAGTATTACTACGCAGGCCGGGAAGAGCGGCGACAAAAGACTGTCTCTGAGTTGGCAGACGGTCTGGTGGAGATGTTGGCCGGCATCGTGCCCCGGCGGGTGTTCGTGGACCCATCGGCAACGGCGCTCAAAGTGGAGCTGCGCCGCCGGGGTTATCATGTCCAGGATGCGCGGAACGAGGTCTTAGATGGCATCTCTGATGTCTGCTCCCTGTTGGGCTCAGACGGCCTGGCCTTTTGGGCGGGGTGTCAGGGCACCGTGCAGGAGTTCTCCTCCTACCTGTGGGACGCCAGCGCCGCCAAGCGTGGCGAGGATGTGCCACTGAAGGAGAATGACCACGCCATGGACGCCATCCGGTATTTTGTGCGGACGATGCAACTGGTCCGCCGGGAAGGCCGGCAAGCCTATCGGCCTGTTTTGGTATAGGAGGGATCACTTGAAGACCTATCAGGACCTGTTGGCCTGCATGTCGGGCGGGGGCGACCGCATATCCTTTCTCACCGCGGCTATCGCGGACCACAAGGGCGGCGCCCTCTATCAGACCGCCGTTACGGCCCAGTTATACTATAGCGGGGAGAACCCGACCATCCGCCGCTATGAGAAGATCATCTATGATATGCAGGGCCGGGCCCACCGGGATATGTATACCGCCAACCATAAGCTGGCCAGCCGCTTCTTCGGATTCGTGGTGGATCAGGAGAACAGCTATCTATTGGGCAATGGGGTCACGTTCCGAGGAGACAAGCGCCGCCTAGGTGCGGACTTCGACCAGAAGGTCAGCCAGGCGGCGGAGTATGCTCTGGTCGATGGCGTGTCCTTTGCCCTTTGGGATATAGACCATATCCAGGTGTTCCGGGCAACAGAGTTCGTCCCACTGTATGACGAGGAGAACGGCGCGCTGATGGCGGGCATCCGCTTCTGGCAGATCGGGGCCGGCCGGCCCCTGCGCTGCACCCTCTACGAGTTGGATGGCTATACGGAGTATATCCAGCGGCGGGGAGGGGAGCTGTCCGTCCTCCGGCCAAAGCGGCCCTATAAGCGTCATATCACCCGGACCCAGCTGGCCGAGACCTATGAGGGCGAGAACTATCCCACCCTCCCCATCGTGCCCCTGCGGAATGACCGGGACTGCCGCTCGGAACTGTGTGGCCGGCGCAATACCGTGGACGCCCTAGACCTGGTCTGCTCCAACATGGTCAATAATGTGGACGAGGGGAACCTGATCTACTGGGTCCTGACCAACTGCGGCGGCATGGATGACCTGGACGATGTGAAGTTCATGGAGCAGCTGCGTATGACCCATGTGGTCCATGCAGACGGTGATAGCGGTGCAAGGGCTGAGGCACACACCATCGAAGCACCTTATGCCGGGACCCAGACCACGATCGATATGCTGGAGAAAAAGCTGTACCAGGATTTTCAGGCGTTTGACGCGGCGGCTGTGACAGCTGGAGATCAGACGGCTACCGCCATCAAGGCCAGCTATGTCCCCCTGGACCTGAAAACGGACCGTTTCGAGCGGCAGGTCACGATGTTCATCCAGGGCATCCTAGCGCTGGCAGGCATAGACGATGAGCCGACCTACACCCGCAATAAGATCATCAACACCCAGGAGGAGATGCAGACCCTGCTGATGCTCGCCCCCTATGTGGATGACGAGTATATCACCACTAAGGGCCTGACGATCCTGGGGGATGCCGACCTGGTGGAGGAGGTGCTGGACCGCCGGGCAGCGGAGAGCCTGCGGCGATTTGACGGCGGTATGACCGATGGCGCGGAGTAGACCAGACCTGGCACACCGCCGCACGGACAAGGCCCTTGCTAAGCTGGAGCGGCGCATCACAGCCGAGTACCAGAGAGCCGCCGGGGAGCTGCAGGATAAGATAGACAGCTACTTTGAGAGGTTCCGGCAGCGGGACGCGGAGCAGCTGGCCAGGCTACAGGCTGGGGAGATCACCCAGCAGCAATACACCCAATGGCGGCTGGCCCAGATAGGCCGCGGACAGCGCTTCGAGGCGCTGCGGGACCGCATCGCGGACCGCATGACGCGGGCCAACGAGGTGGCGGCAGCCTATATCAACGATGCGACCCCTGGTCTATATGCCCTTAACCGCAACTATGCTGCCTATAGCATCGAACAGCAGGTGGGCCGGGATGTGGGTTTTGCCCTGTGGGATGAGCAGACAGTACGGCGGCTGGTCGTGGAGCGGCCGGACCTCATGCCCTATTATCCCCCGGCCCGGGCGGTGCAGCGAGGGATAGACCTAGCCTGGGGCAAGCGGCAGATCACCGCCCAGGTCACCTCCGGCATCCTACAAGGGGAGAGCATCAAGCACCTGGCGGACCGGCTCCAGACCCATATCCCGGATATGAGCCGCACCAGTGCGATACGGGCGGCGCGGACGGCTGTCACCGGCGCCCAGAACGCCGGACGGCTGGACAGCTACCACCGGGCGGAAGAGATGGGCATATCTCTGGAAAAACAATGGGTCGCTACACTGGATGGCCGCACACGCCATGACCACGCCGTTGCTGACGGGCAGACAGTGAAGGAGGATGCCCCGTTCTTGGTGGGCGGCTATGAGCTGATGTACCCTGGGGACCCCAGCGGGCCGGGACACCTGATCTATAATTGCCGCTGCACGATGATCGCCAAGGTCAAGGGGACGGACAGGTCCGATGCCCTCCGGCGGGACCAGTATGGCCCACTGCCGGATATGACCTATGCCCAGTGGGAAGCTTCCAAACGGGGAGAGGGATATTTGCAGCTTGCAGATCAAAGAAAACCTGCTATAATAAATGCCAGAAATATGGCAATGGGGCTTCGACGGGCGCCGTCACATATTTTAACGGAGAGTGAGATCGCAAGTATTAAAGCAGATGCGGAAGCCATAGGAATAGACGTATCCGTACTACTCTTTAATGACGGCATCCAGACAGGTTTTAGGGACAGTAGCGGACTTATATACATTCGAGGCGACATTTTGCCGGATACAAGTTCCACGATGGCTCGTGACCGCATGTCACAGCGTGCAGTCCTGGCACATGAATACTACGGGCACTACTTGCATCATCCATCAGAATATCCGCCAGGAGATTGGCGCGATGAATTTCGGGCAAGCTATATGGCGGCAGTGAATGCGCCCAACCTTTCCGATGAAGACAGGATGTATCTTATGATGGATGCTTATGACCGTAAAAAAGAAGCTGGGGTCTTTGATGGGTATGATGAAACAGCAAGGAGAATTATTTATGGCTACTAAATATACAGACAAAGAGTTACATGCGCTTGATGAAAAATTCAAGCATCCACAGCGAAAAGTGTTTTGTCCAAGATGCGGCAAAGAATTACAATACAAAAAAATCGGTCATTCATGTGAGGTCAAGTGTCAGACTGAGAACTGCCTGTATGATGCAATTCGGGGACTTTGATATCAAAGCAGCCAGCATGGCGGTTGGAAGATGAAACAGCATGGGGGCGATCAAATATGGTAGTTGAGATCACTGACAACAGCGGCCTTGTCAGAGAGGAGCTGCAAGCTGCCGTCCTGCGGGCCCTGGAGGTGTGCGGCCTGACGGCAGAAGGGTATGCCAAACTGCTGTGCCCCGTGGATACGGGAAATCTGCGCAACAGCATCACCCACCAGGTCCAACCAGAGGAGCAGGCTGTATATATCGGCACCAACAGCGAGTATGGCCCCTATGTGGAGCTGGGCACCGGCATCCACTACCCTGGGGGGCGGCAGACGCCCTGGATCTATCAGGACGCCAGAGGGCGCTGGCACCGGACCCGCGGCCAGCGGGCACAGCCCTTCCTCAAACCGGCTGTGGCGGACCATGCGCAGCAGTATAGGGGCATCATCGAGAGAGAGCTGCACGGATAAAACTGCATATTGAAAACACGAGCCAGTTACCGGCCTTCCGGTAGCCGGCTTTTCTTTTGGTAAGAGCCGCAGAGGATAGCGGTCTTTATACAACGTTCGCCCCCGAAGGACTGGGGCCAAAGGAAAGGAGAACGGATATGGCACTGACACGCAAGATGCTGAAGGCGATGGGTCTGGAGGACGAAAAGATCGACCAGATCATCGAAGCCCACACCGAAACGGTGGACGGCCTGAAGGAGAGCCTGGAAAAGGCACAGGCCGCGGCAAAGGCCCTCCCCGGGGTCCAAAAGGAGCTGGTGGAGGCGAAGGTATCCCTGGAAGCCGCGAAGGACAGCAGCTGGAAGGATGCGCATGACAAGGTCAAGAAGGAATTTGACGAGTACAAGGCCGGTGTGGCCGCTAAAGAGGCCAAAGCTGCCAAGGAGGCCGCCGTCCGGGCCTACTACCAGGGAAAAGGCATCACCGGCAAGGCCCTGGAGATCGCTATGCGGGGCAGCGGAACAGAGATCGAGGCGCTGGAGCTGGGGGCAGACGGCACGATCAAGGATGCCGCGGTGCTGGATGCTCTGGTAGCTGGAGACTTTTCCGGTCTGGTCAGCCAGACCCGCACGGAGGGCGCCGGCGCCGCCACACCGCCCCCTGACACCGGCGGTGGCTACACGAGCAAGAAGGAGATCATGGCGATCAAGGACCGCGCAGAACGGCGGGCTGCCATCGCCGCCCACATGGACTTGTTCCAGAAAGGAGAATGACACATGGAGACCAACCTGATCAAGAGAGAGGACCTGGCGCGGGTGCGTGAGGTGGAGTTCGTCAACCTGTTCGGCGAGAGCATCCAGAAACTGCTAGAGGCGCTGGGCGTGACCCGGAAGATCCCCAAACAGGCGGGGACGGTGCTGAAGACCTACAAGGCCACCGGTACCCTGGAAGACGGCAAGGTGGCAGAGGGCGAGACCATCCCCCTGAGCCACTATAAGACGGAGGCGGTCCCCTACAAGGAGATCGTCCTGAAGAAGTGGCGCAAGGCCACCAGCGCGGAAGCCATCGTAGACCGGGGCTACGACCAGGCGGTAGAGATGACCACAGACCGGATGCTGCTGGACGTACAGAAGGGCATCCGTAAAGACTTCTTCTCCTTCCTGGGCACCGGGACCGGCACGGCGGCAGGGGACACCTTCCAGGCGGCGCTGGCCCAGTGCTGGGGGCAGCTCCAGGCGCTGTTCGAGGACGATACGGTGCAGACCGTCTATTTCCTCAATCCCCTGGACGTGGCGGACTATCTGTCTACTGCCAGCATCACCTTGCAGACCGCCTTCGGTATGACCTATGTGGAGAACTTCCTGGGACTGGGCCGGGTGTTCTTCAATACCAGCGTTCCCAAGGGCAAGATCTATGCCACTGCCCAGGACAACCTGGTGCTCTACTACGTCCCGGTCAACGGCGCCGACCTTGGCGAGGCGTTCAGCTTCACCAGCGTTGACACCGGCTATATCGGCATCCACGAGGAGCCGGACTATACCAATATGACCGCCTCCGATACCGTAGTGAGCGGCATGGAGCTGTTCGCCGAGCGGCTGGACGGCGTGGTAGTGGGCACCATCGGCGCTGCTGCTGCTGGGGCATCCGCCCAGAGTGGCGAGGCCGCGAAGGCGTCCTCTGGTCCGACCGGCGAGTAAGGGAGGGGCGGCGTGATGCTGGAGCAGGTCTTGCAGGAGACGAAGAACTGGTTCATCGTCCCGGGCGGCATACATCCGGGGACATACACCATCCAGGACGGCCGTATCACGCTGCCCTTCCTGCGGGAGGGCCAGTATTTCCGTATCACCGGCAGCGTGTGCAACGACGGTCTGCACCGGTACGGGCCGGAGATAGAGCCGCTGGAGGACGAGACCTTTACCGGAGCAGTCTGGGCGCTTGCCATCCCCAAGGCCGTGGTGGCACTGGCCAGGGAGATCGATGCCTGGCAGGAGAGATATGGCGAGGCCGCCGGCAGCCCCTACACCAGCGAGAGCTTTGCTGGCTATTCCTATAGCAAGGCCAGCGGCGTAGGAGACAGTAGGGGTCCTGCCGGCTGGCGGGCAGCGTTCCGGGCGCGGCTGGACCCATACAGAAAGTTGAGGGAGATCTGATGAGCCTTTTGCAAGAGTATATGACGCCCTGCCAGATGGTCGAGGAGCGGCGTATCCCGGATGGAGAGGGCGGCTGGACCACATCCTGGGCAGACGGCGCAGCGTTCCGCGCAGCTGTGGTCTGCAACCGCTCCTCACAGACCAGAGCGGCGGAAAAGCAGGGTGTATCCAGCGTATATATCGTGACCTGTGCGCCCGGGGCCAGGCTGGCGTATCACGATGTGTTCCGCCGGCTGTCTGATGGCAAGACCTTCCGTGTCACCAGCGATGGGAACGATGTGCAGACCCCTGAGCGGGCCACGTTCCAGTTCTCACAAGTGACGGCGGAGGCGTGGGAGCTGCCGTTATGACCAAAGCCAATGCTCTCCATCGCTTTTTCTCCTCCTTTGGCATGACCGCCTATGCTGCTGCCAGTGTCCCGGAGGACGCGGACTTCCCCTACCTGACCTATGACCTCATCGCCGGCGCTGGGGGGGGTGGAGAAGTGGGGCTGTCGGTCAACTTATGGTTCTACACCACGAGCGAGGACGGACCCAATGCCAAGGCGGAGGAGCTGTCCCAGGCCATCGGTCTGGGCGGGAAGATCGTCCCCTGCGATGGCGGCTACATCTGGCTGAAACGGGGATCTCCCTGGTGCCAGTCTCTGCGGGACGAAGCCTGTCCTACCATCAAGCGGCGGTACATCAATGTCACTGCTGAATATCTCACGGCAAGCTGAACAGCAAACTGAGAAAGGAAGTGCAGCATGAGATTTACGCGCATCCCGGCGGACACGTTCCAGCAGATCCAGACGGACGCCGGTATCCTGCTCTATGATTTTGACCCTGCCAGACCGGACGAGGTGAAGGATGAGGACATCATTTGCCCCACCACCGGCGGTGTGACGGTGCGGTGTGCGCCCACCTACTCCGACATGGGCGAGGATGTGGACAACTGCCCCGCCAACCTGCTGGAGCTGAAAAAGATAGACGGCTGGGACTGCGGCCTGGCCTTCACCAGTCTGGGCACGTCCCCCAAGTCCATCCGCCTGGCTCTGGGCGCGGCGGACATCGACAGCAGCGACCCCACCCATATCATCCCCCGGAAGAGCCTAAAAGTGACAGACGCGGCAGATGTCTGGTGGGTGGGCGACCGGGCCGATGGAGGCTTTGTGGCGGCGGGGGTCCGCAAGGCGCTGTCCACCAGCGGGTTCTCCCTCAAGACCAGCAAGAACGGCAAGGGCAATACCTCTGTCGACCTCACCGGCCACGTCACCATCGAGACCCAGGAGCAGGTGCCGATGGAGTTCTACAGCATCGACCCTGACAAAGAGGGTGGCGCCCCAGAGGTGACGGCATGAGGCTGTCTGACTTCAAGGATGAGCAGGGCATAGAGGTGGTGGCAAAGCTGCTCTCGCCCATCGGCAATATCGCTGCCGATAAGGAGTTGGCTGCGCTCCGGGAACACCATCGCCATATGGGAGACTTTGCTTCCGCTCTCTTGCAGCGCCACAGCCAGGACGTGATGGATATACTGGCGATCTTGGACGGCAAGGACCCAGCGGATTACCACTGCACTGCAGGGAGCGTCCTGCTGGGGGTGCTGGACCTGCTCTCCGACCCAGAGCTGATGGCGCTTTTCGGCTTGCAGAGGCAGACGCCGGCCTCCTCTGGCTCTGCATCGGCGACTATCGAGGCCCAGGCGGAGTAGGGCCGTTCCTGCGCTACTGCGCGTCCCGGCTGGAGCGGGACCAGGAGGAGAAAGCATATCGGGTGTATGTGACGGACACCCTGTGGGGCCTCGCTCATGGGAGATGTACAGACAAGAGGTTCATCGACCTCTTGCAGCCCGCTCCGCCGGAGGAGACGCGCACGCCGGAGGAGGTCAGGGCATATATGCTGCAGCGGCTGAGAGGGGGGAAGAAGGGTGGACCTGTTCGATCTGTTCGCACGGATCCGGGTAGATACGAGCGAATTTGACAGCGAGTTGAGCGAGGCCTCTCAAAAATTTTCTAAAGCAGGAGAGATGATAGCAAAGGCCGGCGCGACGCTTACAAAGGGCGTCACACTGCCTATCGTTGGGCTTGGGGCTGCCATCATAAAGACTGGAAGCGACTACGAGGCCGGCATGAGCAAGGTCCAGGCGATCTCTGGTGCGACCGGGGAAGAGGTCAGGCTGCTTGGCGATGAAGCCATGCGTATGGCTGCACAGACCAAGTTCTCCACATCCGAGGCCGCTGAGGCATATCAATATATGGCGATGGCCGGTTGGGACACAGGCCAGATGATCGATGGTTTGTCTGGTATCATGCTGCTCGCTTCTGCATCTGGTGAGAGCCTTGCATCCACCTCTGACATCGTGACAGATGCGCTGACTGCTTTTGGCATGACAGCAGCGGACAGCGGACGATTTGCAGATGTTCTGGCGGCCGCCTCCAACAGTGCCAATACCAACGTATCCATGCTGGGGGAATCGTTCAAGTATGTTGCCCCGGTAGCCGGGGCGCTGGGATACTCTGTCGAAGATACGTCAGTCGCCCTGGGCTTGATGGCGAACAGTGGTATCAAGGCCAGTCAGGCTGGTACATCCTTGCGCACAGCTATCACCAATATGGCCTCTCCCACTAAGGATATGTCTGCGGTGATGGAAGAGTATGGCATAACTCTGACAGACGCGAATGGGGATATGCTCTCCCTCGCTGATGTCATGAGCCAGCTCCGGGATAAGATGGGCGGCCTGGATGCGTCCACACAGGCGTCCGCTGCCTCGATGCTGTTCGGCAAAGAGGCTATGTCTGGAATGCTGGCGATCATCAACGCGGCGCCAGAAGATTTTAACAAACTGACAGAGGCGATCGGTCATTCGGCGGGTACGACCCAGGAAATGGCTGCGGTCATGAACGACAATGCCGCGGGAGCTGTGGCGATGCTGCATTCTGCCATCAATGTCCTGTTCACCAGTTTGAGCGAGTTCTTGATACCAGCTTTTACTGATATCGTGCGCAAGGTGACGGAGGTCGTACAATGGTTCAACGATCTGGATGGAGAGACACAAAAGCTCATACTGGCCATAGCAGGTATCGCTGCCGCCGTAGGCCCTGTACTCATCGTCATAGGGAAACTCATAACGGCGCTGGGCACCATCGGAAGCGCAGTCAGCAGCGTGGCTGGAGCTGTGACCAGTGGCATCTCTGCTATCATGCGTATAGGCGGTGTTTTGATGGGCGGGATAAAAGCCTTGTTTGCACTCATCCTGGCC